GAGCTCGGTGACTTCACCGAAGTCAACGCTGTTCCACGTGGCCGTGATACCCGTTGCGTAGGTCGCCATGACGGGCCTCCGTCACGGACTAGCTACGGGCAATACGGATCGTGGCCTGGCCTCGGATCGCGTCCTGCGTCGCCAGCGTCAGCGTGGACGATTGCACCGTGCCGGCCCGGCTCAGCAGCGAAGTGCCGCCAACCGTGATGGCGATGGTGCCGGTTTCCTTGTCGGCGATGAGCGTCTTGCCGATGTAGTCGAACTGCACCGTTTGCCCAGTGTCGCCAGACGCAGCACCGGCCAGCGGAAGGTCAAGCGTCTTGGCCGTCTCGCCAGCAGTCTGGCCGAGGTGCGAAACGTTGATCTTGTCCTCGGTTGCAGTCGGATCGGTGGCCGAAACAACGACGTTCGTGACGGTGTAGGTGGTGCTCTTCCACGTGAGTACAGTGCCGGAGCCGTCGTGCGGGGTTTCAAAGGCCATCTGCTAAATCTCCTGCCAGAGGATTGAATAGGTCTGTGTAACTTGATACACCGCTGGCAGATCGCCGCCTGCCAGTTGCACGAACCCGTCGCTCTCGCCGTCGAGCGTGACGTTCCGAACGCTTACGTATTCTGAGACAGCACCACCCCAGCCATCCAGAACAGAGCGGATTCTGTCTGCCGCCTCGCGGGCCTCTTCGTAGGTGGTGGCGAACACGTCAACGGCCAACTGCACAGTGGCTGCACCGATCGGCCCCGACAGCCCTTGCGATCGCGTGACAGCCGTGCGACGCCAGGTGGCAAACGGCAGCGAGGCAGATGCCGGTGCGATCACGGGCCAGATCCGCTGGCCGAGGATCAGGGCCACGGCTGGATCGGCCGCCAGTGCTCGAGCGGCTGCCTGCTCTGGTGACTTCAGCACGGCTAGCCTCCTGCTTGGATGGTGGCACCAGTCACGCTGCCGGTGCTGCTATACGTGAGCGAATCCAACGCACGCTCCAGCGAGATACGGAGTTCCTGCTGTAGCACCGTAGCCACTTTGCCCTGGTACTCGTTCCACGTCTTACGCAGCGGTGGCTCCCCATTTCCGCCAGCCGGCATCGCCTCAATCACAAGCGTCTGGCCTTTCTTGCCCTTCTTGAAGAATCCGCCGCTCTGCGTCTGGATTCCTTTGCCGTCCTTGGTAATGGCGAACGGGCCACGGCTGCCGAGGCTTGAGGCAATCATCGCACCCTGCCCGGCTTGCACGGTGTGCTCGCGGATCTGGGCGACAAGGCCGGATTTCATGCGTCGAGTATGGGCGCGACGCTGGTATGGTTTTGTGGCAACTGTGGTGATCGGCCGCTTCTTTGTGCCGAACTCAACAAGCCACTGGTGAAATGCACGATCAGGCCCAAGCCGCACGGTGCCAGGCTGCCCCACTGCTGCTGAGTCCGCCTTGCCGGAGCGGTTGTAGCCAAGCAGGCCAACAGCATTGCCATCCCGTGGGTACCGCACGATCTTGGTATTCACCGCCCTCTTGAGGTTGCCGGTTGGCCCGGCAGGCGTGTTCTCGCGCAGCCGCAGCTGTGCCGGAAACAACGCTTTTTCCAAAGCATCGCCGAGGATGTCGGAAAGCCCTTTGTTGTCAAACGCTTTGCCGAGCGAAGCCTGGAGCTTCAGCAGCTCAGAGGCGTCGAGCGAAAGATTGACGCCAGCAACGGCCATCTACGCAGCCTCCTGGCACAGCAGCTCGTGCTCGCTGCGGTTGCGGTGCTCAAGCAGGCTGACGATCTCCAGCGTGCGGCCACGCCACTGAAGCCGCATGCTCTGCGTCAGTCCGCTCAGGTATCGGATCAGCACCCTGTGCGAAATGGATATTTGTTGCTGCCCAGCATACAGAGCCTCGCGAGACGAGATGCCTTCGACACTGGCCCAGACGGTGGCGTAGGTTCCCCACGTCTGCACAGTCTCGCCAAGAGCGTTGCGGCTCTCTGACGCCTGCTGCACTGTGACTCGCTCGCGGAGCTTGCCGGCGTCCATGGCTATGCCGAGCCCTCGCCAACTAGCAGAATGTCGTACTCGACGCTTTGCCCTTCACCCTGTGAAATGATGTTGATCGCGCTGCTGGCCGTGGTGGTCCACCCTGTGGCCGTTGGGTTCGCGTATACGCAGCAGCCTCCTGGAGGCAAAAGCAGGTTGAACGGATACAGCGTTGGATCAAGAGAGGTCCAGTTATCCACTGTCACACTGAGGCTGTAGGTGGCGGACTTGTTGCGGATGTAGATGGCTTTCACGGCCGTGAGCGACACAGTCCCGCGATCATCGCTGAGCGACTGCATAACGAGCTCGTCCGAAGTTGATCCGTCGTTGGTCGCCGTATTCGTCCACGTCACTTGAGCTTGGCTTGCGCCAGTGCCATCAGTGAGCGGCAATGAGTACGTGGCAGACGCCACGCGGATGCTGCTTGATAAGTCGCTGGTGCCCTTGTCGTGAAAAAGACAGTCAACGTTGATGCGGCCTTCAATGCTCACGGATAGCCTCCCCACTTTTGCGATGACAGCAGCGATTCCACGGCAAACTCCAGTTGCTTGCTGATGCTGCCGACGAGCACCGTGCTGCGGTTTTCGTACCAGTAGGCCACGAGCATCAGGATGGCGTGGCGGATCGCAGCCGGCACGCTGGAGCCAGTGGCACCGTATCCCGCCCAGTACGTCACCTGCACGGCATCGTTGTCTTCCATGCTTGCCGGCCACGTGCCTCCGTAGACGGTGGTGACCCGGCCCGGCGTCTCAAACCGCTGCACGCGAAACTGTGCCGTGGACAGCGTGGCCGTGCTTCCGCTCTCGTGGGTGTAGGTGATGCTCACCGCCGTGGCGGTGCCGCTCGACACGACGGGCGGGCGAGGCAGCGGGATCGGGTACTGGCTGTCGGTTGGAAACCGCTCGAGCCGCAGCCGCCACTGGGTGTGGATCAGCGTGCGGTCTAGGTACGCCTCGCACCACTCACGCGCCGCAGTGATGTACGTGCCGATTAGCGTATCGTCATCGGACGTGTCCACCCGCAAGTGCGACTTCGCCTCGGCGACGGTGACGGGCTCAACGGCCGGGCCGGTCAGGCGGCTGAGACTCAGGTACTGCGGCACGGCGGCCTCGTCGTTTCGGGGTTGCGTCTGCTGTCTCAGTGGCGTGCTCGACGGCTGCAGTCTCAATCAGCGGCTGCTGGTTGTCTGCAATCGCGACACGCTGGGCGAGCAGCTGCTGAGCCAGCCCGCCAGGCACGTCGGCCGTCTGGCCCTTCGCATAACCACGCCACACTCTCGTGAACTTCAGTTTCACCATCACCCCACGCTCCATGCAGTTTCGGGCCGTTTGTGAGTGTTCGTGAACTCGGTAGTCCACTGAAAAACAGGCTTGCCAAGATCACGGCCCGGCCACGTCACCACGTACTCGCCGTGGCCGAGCACGACGCGGGGCGAGACGAAAACGCGATTGCCGCTGTCCCGCCAGTTGCGCCAAAACCAGATATCGTCATCAATGCGGCCGTCGTTCCACGAGTCGCTCGGGTCGGGCTTGCTCCAGAACCACGGCTTTTTGCACCGCTTGAGTGCGGCCGTCGAGATCACCGTGCAGCCGAAGTGCGCAGTGTCCACCTCCTGAACTGGCTCGGCAAACCACGACGCCGGCAGTTGCGTGTGCCCGGCCTCGGGCGGATCGTCCAGCGTTCCCTTGAGCGTGAGCATCGGACGGCCGTCCTCACGCTTGGTCTGTAGCCCAGTGATGGCGTCGCACTGGAACGTCATCGCCATCGCGAACAAGTGCTCCACGTCTTCACGACAAAAGAACGTGTCATAATCCAGGAGAAGTAGCCATTCTGCGGTGTCTATGAACTGCTCCATCACCCTCGTGTTGACTTGGCTCCAGAACGCACCAGTGCCCATTGTGGGGCGGATGCCCAGCGGCATGAGTGCCTGAGCCCACGCGAAGTGATTGGCCGTAAACGAGAGCCTAGGCATGCTCAGCACGGCCTCGACTCGGATATCGACTTCGGTGCCACCGACTTTGACGAGCATGCGTGACCCTGAAATGAAAGCGGGCGGCCCCGGTTGGAGCCGCCCGCCTAGCGTTGCAGAGGCGTCAAGCCGTCAGGCTCAGGCACCCACGAGGCCGATGACCGGCCCGGCGACGGTGTCGCTGCCGAGCGTGTGGTGCGAGATGGCCACGCGGGCCACCGCACGGATCACGCTCTGGTCGCTCAGGAAGTTCACCTGATCGCTCGACGCGATCTCGATGCCCTGGCGGACACCGTAGATCGAGGAGTTCATCAGGTCGCCGTAGAGGGCCATCACGACGCCGGTCGAGTCCGTGCCAGCCGGCAGCTGGTCGGTGAGCACCACGGGCTTGCCGAGGAACGTCAGGCCCATGCCCTGCGACATGCCAACCGAACCGCCCTGAGCCAGGTCGAGGTTCTGGAAGCAGGTCGCAAAGAAGAACGGCGAGACGTACCACTTGGCACCCGCCTGCGAGTGCTGCGGCAGCTTCGCCATCATCGCCAGCAGGTTGGCCTTCGTCACCTCGTCGGGCGTGTCGCCAGAGGCGGTCACGAGCGACGCCGCGTAGGTCGCACCAGACGCGGCGTAGAGGCCGCCTGTGTAGCCGGACGCGATGCCGGCGACTGCCGGAGCGTTTGACGGGTTGCCGTTGAACGCCACCGTCTCAATCGCCTGCGACAGCCCCAGCGACAGCTCGGCGGCGAGCCAGTCGGCGATGCTCACGATCGAGTCCCGCAGGAGCTCGTTCGCGAGAACCACCGCACCTGTGACCTTCTTCGCCGTCAGGGCCACCTGGGTGCTGGTCGGGTCACTCGCAGTGATTGCCGTGTTCTCCGAAATCCATGCCGTGGAGGCACCGCCCGTCCGCTTCGGGAAGAGGACGTAGTCGCTCGCCATGTTGACGTTCATCGCGTTGGCAGCGAACGCCGAGTACTCGTTGACGAGCCGGAGCACGGTGGACTCCAGCACGTCCGGCACGAAGGCCGAGCCGGTCGTGGAGCCCGTCGAGCCCTGGGCACGGCTCTCGACGCCGTGGTCAGCACACCACCGACGAGCGTCGGCGTCGCCGCCCTTCGCCTTGAACCACATGCCCGTCTTGTAGGCGTCCTGCTCGGACTTGAACGCACGCAGTTTGCCGGCGTACGGGATCGCCTCAATCCGCGTCTTCGGCTCGTCGGCACGCACCTCGGGAGCCGGGGTGCAGCGATCCACAACGCTGCGGAGATTCTTCGAGGACTCGGCCACCGACTTTTCAAAGTCGATCTTCTTGGCGAGCTTGCCGGCGTCGGCGTGGAGCGTCTCGAGCTCCAGGTCGCGCTCCGCGATCTTGTCGGCGTCGGTGCTCTCGATCGCCCGCACGGCGTCGATCCGGTTGGCGAGGGCAACGGCCTCGTCCTGCAGCTTCTTGAGGTTGTCCACTGTGTGAGTTCTCCGCCGGCGGTATTGCCGATGGAGTTCACGATGCCACTAGCGTGCGGCCCTCTTGCAGAAGCGGACTTCAGAAAGTGTTGTTTTTACAAACGCGACCGCACGCTGACCGCATCGCGGGCAACGCAGATACCGCTGCCGCTCGTCGCCACACGGGCGACTGCTGCGGGTCTTCAGCTTCTCACCGCATGTGCAGCGTGGTTCAGACATTCTTGAGCCGCAGCAAAGCAGACCAGGCGGCGGCGACACCCCGCAGAGCCGAACGCGACTGAACCGCCTGGCCTGCCGGCTCGGGAGTTGATTGCGAGGCGAGCCACGCTTCGTATGAACGCATGGCGACGCTTGCGGACGTTGACGGGTACGCCGGCACGAGCACCGGCCCAACGTCGTACAGCCCGCTCACCTCGCGGATCTGCCGCACGGCCTTGCCATCCTCGCCCTGGCGAAAGCCCTCGCCATCCTTGCCCACAGTGAAGGCGAACGACGAGCCACGCACGTCCCGCCGCTGGATCAGCTCGAGCACGTCCCCACGGCTCACGGGTGGCGTTACCACGTACCGCAGCCCCTTGTCATCGCTGGAGAGCTCCAGCGTGCCGGACGAGGTACGGCCCAACACAATGTTGCTGTCGTGGTTGAACAAGGCCACCACGTCACCCTTGCCACGCTGACGGCTCAGAATCTTGTCAAAAGCACCTGGCAGGATCTCTTCCTTGAACCCTCCAAGATCAAGGCTCAGCCTGTTGTAGACGGCGGCATAGCCGACGATGGCGGCACGGCCATCGGCACGCTGCTCAACCACCAGCTCGTCGGTGTCCTCAAAAGCAAAGTCGCGTCGCTCAAGTTCCATTCGCAGGCACCTCCTGGGCAGTAGTCGTGTCCTCGGTGTTGTCCTCTGGCGTGCCGTCCATCGGCTCTGCTGGCACGGGCTCGGCTGCCGGCGTCTCGCCAACCTTGTCGAGCGTGGTCATGTTCTGTTGGATGAAGTGCTTGTCGCCTTCCGGCCCGATTGGGTTGAGGTTCTCCAGCTCGCGCACCTCGTTGATTGTCATGTAGCCATTGGCTAGGGCAGACGCATAAAACGCCGAACGGCTGGCGTGGTCGCCCCGCAGCATCCCGCTCACGCTGTGCTCGGCGAAGTACCGCTCGTCATCCACGATGAGATCGCGGCTGATCGCGGCCTCCCACCGTTTGAGATGCGGCAGCAGGCAGTGCTGCACAAACTCCGTCCCCTGCACTTCGATGTTGGAGTAGGTGCTGCGGGTCAAGTCTTGGATCATGTGCGGCGGCACGCGAAACGCCCGGCAGATTTCAATGACTTGGTACTGCCGTGTCTCAAGAAACTGTGCAGCC